TAAGGCATTGATGGAGGTGTATAGGTTGGGCGAGGAAGCTCTTGATTCTCGTATAAAGAATATGCTTCAAGCAAAGCAAATAGATGATCAGGCCGAACAGGCCGAAATGGGGAGAGAGAGTAATGCTGAAACTAAGAAACAACCCGAATGATTTTTATGAGAAGTCTGGGGAATACCTTGAAATGGCCTCAAAAGAAGAGATTATTTCGTGGCTCAATAGTCCAATTACGCAAGCTATGGTACATAACCTAAAGGGGGATTACGAGGGCGCTGTTGTTGATTGGGTTGAGGGTAGGTATACTGATTCCATGTCAGATGGAACTTTTCAAAAAAGTATTCGCGCTCTGGGCAGTGTTCAGGCAATTGTAGACATGTATGAGTGGATTGAGGCTATTAAGGGGACGAACCGATAATGATTACCCCGTGTGGACATAGAGTTCTGATTAAGGCTGATCCTATTGAGCGTACCACAGCAGGTGGTCTTGTAATTGTAATGGATGAGCGTCTCGCAAAAGCAGATCAAATGCGCGGTGTTCTTGTAGCAGTTGGGCCGCAAGCATGGAAGGCTTTTTCTAAGGACTATAATGGAGAGCCGTGGGCCAATGAGGGTGATCATGTATTGTATGCACGATATGCTGGTAAGGAAGTAGAAGACCCCTCTACTGGGGAAATTTTCGTCATATTGAATGACGAAGACGTTATAGCTATTATTCGATAAGAAGGTAAATAGAAATGTCTGAAGAAGATGTGCAGGACGTTGTTGAACTTAGTCCCGTTGAACAGAAGGCCGCAGCTGATGGATGGCGACCGAAGGAAGAGTGGGAAGGAGACCCGGACCAATGGGTAGATGCTAAGGAATTTGTATTCCGAGGCGAACTTATGGACCGAATTAAGGCCCAGACTAAGCAGTTGTCCAAGCAGGGGGAGACCATAGACGAACTCCGAAAAGCCCTAGGTAAACTTGGAGAGCATAATGCAAAGATTGCGGAAATGGAATATCGCAAAGCTGTTAAGGAACTAAAGCGACAGCAACTTCGTGCTGTTGGTGAGGGAGATGAAGATCGCGCTCTCGAACTCGGCGACCAGATTGACGAACTTAATGAGGCTCGTAATAATCTTGTAGATGAACAGCCTGTAAAAGAAATTGCCCCAGATGTTAATTCTAAGGCAGTGGCTATGCAGGAAGCATATAACGCTTGGAATAGTGATCCTGTAAATGCATGGTATACTAATGATGTTGTGATGGCTGGGGCAGCCGATAAGATTGGTTATTTGTTTGCAACGACTAACCCGGATGCTTCTCCGTCAGAAATCTTTAGCCATGTAGTTAAGGAAATCAAGCGTGAATTTCCTGATAGGTTTAACAGGGGCACTCATTCTGGAAAGGTGAGTGAGCCCGCTCAGAGGGGTGGTGCAGCTGCCCGAGGTACTAAGAAGTACAGCCCCAAAGACTTGAATGAGGAGCAGCGTCGTGTAGGCAAGGTATTTGTCGAAACTGGTGCACTTCCCAACCTTCAAGCATACGTAGATCAGTTGGTCGATCTCGGCGAGATTGGCTAAGGAGAATAGAAAATGAGTAATGTAGAAGAACAGCGCAAGCCCAACGCTCCCAAAACTCGTCGTTCACGAGCTGAACGTCCTACCCGAATTCCTGTATCTGGAAATCGTGACCTTCTCACTGTACAGGGACTAGACCCTGCTTACGAGCACCGATGGGTGCATGATGTGAGTGAAAATGGTCAGCGTATCCATAGGTTCTTGATGGGTGGCTGGGAGTTTGCCCCGAAGGAGAATCTCAGTGTTGGTTCTGAGATGGTGTTTACTTCGGAAAACGTTGGATCAATTGTACGTGTGCCGGGCGGTCGTGGGGAATACTTGTACCTTATGAGGATTCCGAAAGAATGGTTTGAGGAAGATAAGGCAGCTAAGGCTGACACTATCCTTGAAACTGAGCGCAAGGTCACTCGTAAACGTCAACGTAATGATGAAGATGGTGACTATGGTGAGGGTAAAGTTAGTTCTTCCGCTCCTTTGCTGGGCGGAAAGTAACACAAATCATACATGGGTAAGCCATCAAATTTTAACAATCTAGGAGAAAAAACATGGCCAATACTGATCGGCCCAGTGGTTTTACCCCTGTAAAGAGCCTTTTGGGTGCTCCGTGGAACTCACTTATTCGTAAGCTTACTGTTGCTGCTCGCTCTGACGCAACTAATAACCATGGCGATATTTACATCGGTGATCCTGTATCTGTCAGCACTGCTGGTGTTGTGACTGTATCAAACTCTGGCGACACCATTTATGGTGTAGTTGTAGCGGTTGGTACGGATTCCGTAACCCATGGTGATCAGGGTCCGTTTAACGCGGACAATCTCAGCAAGCAGTATCTAGCTCATGATGAGGCTGGGTATGTGTGGGTAGTTCCTGCTAACGGTGTTCTGTTTTCAGCTCAGACCGCGCTTGATCTCGACCTTTCTCCCGGTGAGAAGGCTGACATCACTAATACTGCTGCTACTGCTCATGGCAGTCGCACTACTAGCCGCTCTAGCTGTGAATTGACCACTGCTAATAACAACGATGTAATGGTGGTTGAGGATGACACTTCCCCGAATAACGATGTTAGCCTTGCTAATGCTCGTCATTTGGTGATGTTCCTTACCATTACTACTACCCAGTAAGGAGTAACTAAAAATGCCTATTGATTCTGGTAGTTTTGCCAAGCTGCTCTACCCGGGACTCAACGCTATCTACGGCAAGGAATATGGTGAATATCCGGTAGAATATACCGATTTGTTCGATACCTTTAATTCCACCCGTGCATACGAAGAGGATATCGGTGTAGTCGGCCTTGGATTGGCGCAGCAGAAGCCCGAGGGTGGCGCTGTATCGTATGATGAGGAAGAACAGGCGTTCATTACTCGTTATGCACATAGCGTGTGGGCTCTCGGATTTATCATCACCCGTGAGATGTATGAGGATGATCAGTATGGTTATATTGGTCGTCGCAAGGCTTCCGCTCTGGCGTTCTCCGCACGTCAGACCAAGGAAATCGTGCTGGCGAACATCTACAACCGTGCCTTTGATTCCAACTACACTGGCGGTGATGGTGTTTCTCTCTGCAACTCGTCCCACCCCAACTGGTCCGGCGGCACTTGGTCCAATACTCCGTCTGTTGCGGCTGACCTCACTGGGGCGGCTCTTGAGCAGGCCATGATTGACATTGGCAACTGGACCAATGATCGTGGTCTCCGCATCGCGGTTATGGCTAAGTCTCTCCATATCCCGCTGGCTCTTAAGTATGATGCCGAGCGTCTGCTTATGACTCCGTATCGTGTCGGTACTGCTGATAATGATATCAACACCATCAAGGGCATGTTCCCTGAAGGTGCAAAGGTAAATCATTATTTCACAGACTCGAATGCGTGGTTCATTCGCACTAACGTTAAGGAAGGTATGAAGTACTTCCAGCGTCGTGGTATGGAGTTCACCATTGATAACGACTTTGATACTGAGAACGCTAAGTTCAAGTACACCGAGCGTTATTCTGCTGGTTGGACTGATCCGAAGGCCGTTTACGGCTCGCAGGGTGTGTAATAACTAACAGTTGGTGGGGTGGGGGCTTTTGCCCCTGCCCTACAGCTACTCCAGCTATTAACTGTTTAACGGAGATAAAAAATGACTACTTTTAGTGACCAGCTTTATCATTTGGGCGGAGTCCCTGTTGGGGTTCAGTTCACTGGTAAAGCTTTTTTCGTGAAGCCCTCTACTGGTTCTGATAGCAATACTGGTAAGACTCCCGCTCGTGCGCTCAAGACTCTTGCTCGTGCTCTCGCTCTTTCCACTGCTAACAAGAATGATGTAGTGTATCTCATTTCTGAAGGCAATGCTTCCGCGGATTGTACCGATTACCAGTCTAGCGCTCTTGACTGGAATAAGGATGGTGTACATCTTATTGGTATCAATTCAGGCAATGGCATCCAGAATCGTTCTCGCATTGCTCAGCTCTCTACTGCTACCAATGTAGATGATCTCTTCACTGTGTCTGCTGATAACTGCTACATTGCCAATATTAGCGTATACCATGGTGTAGATGACGCTACTAGTAAGGGTGCGGTGAAGGTAACTGGACAGCGTAATAAGTTCTACAACTGCACTTTCTCAGGTATCGGCCATGCCACTATGGATACCGCCGATAACTATTCTCTGAAGGTGAGTGGTGGTGCTGAAAACGTATTTGAGGGGTGCTACATCGGCCTTGATACTATTGCTCGCGGCACTGCTGCGAACTCAGAGATTGTTCTTGATACTGGTGCCACGCGCAATGTGTTCAAGAATTGCAATATTGTAACATATGCTGAGGCTAATACCCATCAGTTTGTTATTGTTCCTGTTAATGGCTTGGATCGCTGGACTATCTTTGATCACTGCATTTTCATGAATATGCCTACTGGTGATGCTTCTGGTACTACCATGACTGAGGCGTTTGAAGTAACTGGTGGTGGTAGCCCGGACGGTATCATCTTCCTGAACTTCTGCTCTCTGGTTGGTGCTACTGACTGGGAAGCTGCTACTGTATCTGGTAAGGTGATGATCCGTACTGATGCTGGTACTGCTGCTACTGCCGGTCTTACTGGCGACGTTGCTGCTGCGTAATATGTGGCTAGTGTTGGGGCCTTCGGGCCCCTTCACAGGAGGAAATTATGGGAAATAATTGTGTTATTATTGGTGAGGGTGGTGGTGTAAAACTCCTGTCGGGAGCAACAACCACTGGTGCCGGAACTGCGTGGCAGCCTATAGCCAAAGATCGTACATACCAAGCCACTGTTGTTGGAACAGGTGCTGTAAGTTCCACTGTGACTATTGAGGTTAGTAACAACTACAATCCAGATGATAGCTCTGGTAACTGGATTACTCTGGCTACTATCTCGTTGTCTGGAGCTACGTCAGACTCGGATGGTGCTTCTAGTGTTGTTCCCTGGAAGTGGACTCGTGCTAACGTAACTGCTGTCTCAGGTACTGGTGCAGCCGTAACTGTTGTAATGGCTACTTAACGGAGTTAATTATGGCATCATATGGCAAAAAGACTAAAAATCCCGGATGGCAATCAGGAAATCATTGGGTAATCTGTGAAGTTTGTGGATTTGCTATTCGAGCTAAAGATGCCAGACTTACTTGGGATGATCGTATAGTATGTCCAGAAGACTTTGAAGTACGACATCCACAGGATTTTGTTAGGGGCAGGGCAGATAGGCAGGCGGCTGATGGTCTTGTTAGTCCTGAAGTTGCTGATGAGTTTATAGGCGGAATATTCTCCATTAGATCAGCCGTAGCAGGAATAGCTATAGCAGGGCGTATGATTGCTGGATTTTCTGAGTCATATTCACCAGTTCCTACTGGAACATTTATTAATTCATTGTGAGTAAATTATGCCTACTCCTAATTTTGTAGATAATACCACTGTAGTAACTGCTGCATGGTTGAACTCTGTAAATATCACTCTTGATCCAGTTAATTATGGTGCGATTGGTGATGGTATTACAGATGATACTGTTGCTATTCAAGCAGCTATTGATGACGCAGAGGCAATTGGCGCCTCTGTTGATGGTAAACATAGATTTTATGCAATATCATACCAACTCACAGTTGGCGGCGGTCGTGCTATTAGTATGAAGAATTTTAACTTGGTAGCCATTACAGGTGTGTGGCCAACAGGTAGTTCTGGTGCTATGCTTAAAGTCACAGCACCAACTAATCACGAAAATACTAACCATGAGTTTAGTAACATAAATTGTAATGCGAGCAGTGTGGCAAAGACGGGCTGGTATGTGTATCGTGTACAGGCAAAAGCTTCTTTTATAGATTGTCATACTTGGTTTTTTTCTGAGTATGGTTTCTGGATTCAAGGTACTGGTAATGGTAACAATGATACCCGCTATATAGGATGTACTGCTGCGGAACGTCTCTGGACTGCTGACGCTGGTGATGCATTCAATGATCTTGCACAACGCACAGCAATAGCGTGGTTTGTTGATTACTCAGCCGATGTTGAATTTGTGGATTGTGTTGGGTATGGCTCTCTTCGCAATCTCAAAGTAGCTAATGCTGGTGGCTATTCTCTCTTTACTGGATGTAAGTATTGGGCTGGTCCTACTAGGACTGAGGCTGCATCAGTAACAGTAGAACTTGATACTGCGGTATCATGTTCATTTACTGGTTGTCGTTTTGATGATGGTGCCGTACTGATAACAGATGGTTTTCAAGGTCATAAGTTTACTGGCTGCAGGTTCATCCAGTTTAATGCAAATAATGTAGTTAGATTTTTGACTAGCACTGCCTCGAATACTGCTGCTGGAACTTCTTTTATTGGGAATTCATTCCATTCCGGGAACACAGTTGGTTTGGAGACTACCGGTAGCGGAACATGGGCTTCTGATTTGAATGTTATTTGGGTAGGTAATGCTAAAGGTAACGATGGTTCCGCGGCCACTGTTAATACATGGGAAATGGCTCATGGAAGATTTAAATTTAAGAATGGGACATACGTTTTTGGTGATGGGGTTGGTGCAGAGTTGATGTACGTAAACGGGGCTGCTGGTAGTAATAGATTGTATGCGGCCCAGACTAATGGTGTGCTACGCTGGTCATTTGGTGCAGGCGGTGCTAATGAGACTGGGTCTGATGCTGGATCTAACTTTGCAGTAAATGCGTACAGCGATGCCGGGGCATATCTATTTACTCCATTTTCTATAACTCGTGCCACAGGTGAATCTATATTTACAAAGACAGTAGCACGAAGTGGAGATGCAGGAAGTAATAGATTATTTGAAGCCCAAACAGCTGGATCTACTAGATGGGCATTTGGGGCCACTGACGAGAGTGAGGCGGGGTCTGATGTAGGATCTAATTTTGTCCTATTCTCCTATGATGATTCTGGAACGTATAAAACAACACCAATGAAGATTAATAGGGTGTCTAGTATAGCCACTTTTGTTAACAATATAGTTATAACTCCTCCCGCTATGGCTGAACCTCTCGCAATTAATGGGCAAGTTACGTTTGAGGCCACAAGCGATACCAGTTTTACTATTTTCCATAAAGGGTCAGACGGAACAATCAGATCTGTTGTGTTGACTCTTACTTAATGAGGTGCTAAATGGCGACTTCGGGTTCGATAAATTTCTCTGCCGATGGTGCAGCCATTGTTACAGAGGCACTTGAACAGCTTAGTGTGTTGTCGGAGGGGGATACCCCCTCCTCTACACAATATATAAGCTCATTCAGAACACTTAATATGATGCTAAAGGCTTGGCAAGCTAGCCCAGGCGGGACTAATCTGTTTGCTATACAGAAGTTGTATTTGTTTCCACAAAAAGGAACCAAGTCTTATACGCTGTCCTCTTCTGGTGATAATATCACTTCAGCGTTTGCGTACACAACAACTTCCTCCGCCGCTGCTAGTGGCGCTACATCAATAGCTGTAGCCTCTGTTACTGGCATAGCTAACGGATATTACATTGGTATTAAATTGTCCACAGGATATTTGCAATGGACTACAGTTAGTGGGGCACCTTCTGGTACTACGATAACTTTGGCAGATGCTCTTACATCCTCTGTAGCTTCTGGGGCCACAGTATATTGTTACCAAACAAAAGCAAATAGACCTATGGAAGTTATTGAGGCAGTTCGTAGAACTGCTTCTAATGAGTCAGATACTCCTCTGGAACGTATGAGTCTGCGTGATTATACGACTCTGACCACAAAAACCACATCTTCAGCTATCTTGCAGTATTACTACGAGCCACAACGTACTAGTGGAACATTCACGGTATGGCCTACGGCCTCGTCTGTTGATGATTATGTAGTGCTTTGGGTTAGGAGAACCCTTGAAGATATTGACCTATCTACTGACGAAGTTGATTTCCCCCAAGAGTGGTTTATGGCCATCTCACTTGGCTTAGCAGTCCTGTTAGCTAATAAGTACGGAATCTCTACTGGGGAGTTCCAGAAACTTCTTTTGCTGTACAAGGAATACAAAGATATGGCTGAATCTGGGGACACTGAGATGTCTATAAGATTCCAGCCTTCGGAGAATTAATATGCCAATGGTAGATTTCCCCTTACTGGCAGTGTCTGATAATAGGAGTGTTGTGGTCGCTTCTGGTACACATAAAGATCAGCATTTGATCAATTGTATACCTGAGTTAGTTCATGCTGGGGAAACTAAAGAAGGCGACGCAGTTACAAAATATAGGGTTAGACCGAGGCCAGGAATTTCTGAGTATAAGAGTATGTCCTCTGTTGGCGGTGTATGGCGTGGAATAACTACATGGAAGGGTAGTCTAGTTAGTGTTGTTGGGGCCAATATTCTACTGAATAATAGCCTAACACCTATAGGAACTCTACTATCAACCACTGGTGATGTGTATTTTACTCCCACACAGGGAACAAATGGTGTACTTATCCTTAGTGATGGGTCTAATCTGTATGCAATAACAACTACTTATGATGTATATTTGATAGCTGGCGGTGGAACTACTTATACAGATTGGGCTGCTACCACAGCATACTCTCTCACTGACAGACGTAAACCTACTGTTGCAAATGGTTTCTTTTATGAGGTTACTACTGCAGGCACATCGGGAGGCGCAGAGCCTACGTGGCCTACTACATTAGGAAACACAGTTTCTGATGGAACAGTTTCTTGGACGTGTACTGGATATTACACAACCCTCCCAACATCACACGGTCCTGGTGTAGCATTTCTTGACGGTTATGTGACTATTATGACCTCTAATGCTGAGATTTTCCACTCTGATGTAAATGATCCATATACATGGGGTGCTCTCAATTTCCTGACTGCTGAGATGGAGCCAGATGACGGTACTAGGGTTATAAAATACAACAACTATTTAATGGCCTTTGGTGAGTGGACTTATCAGGTTTATTATGATGCAGCAAATGCAACAGGTAGTATATACGCCGTTGTACAGGGAGCGTCTAATTATATAGGTTGCCCGTCTCCGAAGACAGTTACAACCGTCGGAACTAGCTTAATGTGGGTAGGCAGGGATAAGCAGGGGGGGTTGGGCGTTTATATGATGAACGGCCTAGACCCAAAACAAATAGCCCCGACGTGGCTAATTCGGTATTTGAATTCTGTAGATGATGCCACTAATGCTCAAAACATAATTGGTAGTATAGCTAATATTAAAGGACACTCTATGTATGTCTTGTCTATACCTGGAGTTCCTATAACTGTTGCATACGATTTAATCGAGAAGTTATGGGTTGAATTTCAATCGTATACAGGAACTGCTGATGCAACTTTTAAGTACTCTGAGTTTGTTTATTCTGGCGGTACACAGTACGCGGTAAACAGAACAGATAGGCGTGTTGACAAATTTGATGAGTCTGTTGGAACTGATCTAGGAGAAGTTCGACGAGTCTATGTATACACTGATACATTTGATGGTGGAACTGGCTCTGTTAAGCATATGCATTCTCTTGAGCTTGTTTGTGACAGACAGGCTACATCAGACTATGTGTTTGTGTCATACTCTGATGATGATTGGGCAACAGAATCAACAGCACGGCAGCTATATATCCATCGTAGACATATACTGACTAGATTTGGTATATTCACCAAACGAGCTTTCAAGTTTTTGTATATAGGGGCAAATGATCCTAGATTTGAACTTATAAGACTCAATGTTACATCTAGCCAGAAATTGGTAGCAGGAGTTAAATAATGGCCCAACCCCCACCGCTAACAGATGAGATGGGCAGCTTTAGGTGGCTAGAGTGGTTTAGGTTGATAAGTGTTGAGCTAAACTCTCTGGCCACAATAAGCTGGGATAATATAGACTTCACTGGATCTGATTTAACAGACTTGGTTACAAAAAACCACAATTCTCTTGGTAGTATACAGGGTGGATCTTCTACAGAACGATATCATATAACGAGTGCTCAGCATACTGAAGTGGCCGCTGCAAGAGCATCTCGTGGTGTTGATACTGTGGACTATATCATAGTTGATGATGATGCAAGGGGTGTTGTTCTAAAATCACCAGATGGGCACTACTGGCTACTTACTGTTGACAATACAGGAACTGTGAATACTACAGACCTTGGAACGAGTAAGCCATAATGTATTGGGTTGACGAGTTGATTATATCAGCCATTACTCCTGAAATTCTACAAGAGCCCGATATAGATAGTGAGGCTATATTAAAGTATGTTCATCATAATACAGCAGCTGGTGTTATGCATATTATACCTTCTGTAGAAAATCATGCAGTAATGATTGTGACTAGGAATACTAAGTATCGTGCTGATTTACACATAGCAACTAAGTACAGCTCTCTTAAAACGTTTGTTCGTGCTTGTAAGGAGTTTAGAGCGGCATTGAATACTCTTGGGTATTCTCGCTATGAAGCTAGATTTCATGATAAGAGATTTGGTTCCATATTGAGTAAACTAGGATTCACTCATGAAGGAACGCTAATAGAATCATACATTACCAAAGAGGGTGATAGATTAAATGAATACATATACGCATTAAACGTATAGGAGAATTGATATGGGAGACGTAGTTAAAGCTGTTGCCCCTGCTATTGGGTTTATGTTTGGCGGACCTATGGGGTCTGCTTTAGTTGGCGCAGCCATGGGAGCCGGTGTGGGTTCTGGTCGTATTGGTGGTAGTGGTTGGGCTGGTCGCTCTATGGCTGGCGGTGTTGGTGGGTATCTCGGCGGTATGACTGGTAACCCGGCCTGGGCTAATGCTGGTGCTCAGGCTGGCGTTGCAGCTGGTAATGGTGGTACTGGTTGGCTATCTCGTGGGGCCGCTAGTGGTGCGGCAGGTTATCTCTCAGGAAGTGCCGCCCAAGGTGTTGCTAACATTGGTAAAGGTGCTTATGCTGGCTGGGCCAGTTCCCCAAGTGATGCCAGCTTTATGACTAAAGCTTCCTCTGCTGTTGGTGGTGGAATGGGTGCTGCTGCCCAGGGTGCAGGAACTTCTACTGCCGGTAGCGAGGTGGCAAAGAAATACGCCCCTGCAGTTCAGACCGGTCTTAATGTTGCTGGGCAGCTTGACTATCAACAGCAAATGCAGAAGGCAGCTGAGTCTGCTGATCCGTTTGCTGGTGAACGTGGTGCATATCAGTCCCAGTTACGCCAGTTGATGGACGATCCTAGTACTATCACCCAAACAGAAGCATACAAGTTCCGCTACAGTCAGGGACTTGAGGCTATTAAGCGTAATGCTGCGAGAGGTGGCTATTCTAGTTCTGGCAATATAGACACTGCGTTGGCGGAATACGGGCAAGGACTAGCTTCTCAGATGTACAACGAAGAAGTTACACGCCTTAGCAAATTAGCTGGTGTTGACTCTGGGAGTCCGGCTGATGCATCATCTGCTTATTCTAAGATGGCTGAGGGTCGTCAGAGTATGTACACTGATCTTGGTCAGTTGTACAAGTACTATTACGAGTAATTAATGATGCCTACTCAATTTGATAAAATCATAAATACCCCCACTAAGGGGGATGTAGAGATGGCTCGCATGGAGAAGATGCTTACTCTGCGTGAGAAATCTCGTGCTGTGGAGAAGGCAGAGGAGGCGGCCCCGTCTGAGAGGGCTGCTTTCAAATTGTCCGAAGAGACAAGTAAGATGCAGTTACGTAATCTTCCATTAGCTGAACAAGCCGCTGTTGCAGAAACCCAGAAGAAGATTAAAGACACTGCGCTAGCTATGAAGGATAGTGAACTAACTGATCTTGCTGCGATGCTTGGTAATGTTCGTACTCAGGAGCAGTATGATGCTGCTCTTGGTGCTATGGTTGATAGGTATGGAGAGGCGTTTAACCCGCAGGAATTTGGTCTGGGCCCAACTCTCGATGCTCGCACAAAGACTAACATGAAGTATGTTGCTGACACTGCTAGAGACAATCTTCCACATGTCCGTGCTAAAGAGCTTGCTAACAGGCAGCTTGCTGGGAATATGGCAGTGGAACAATATAAGCAGAAGACTAATAAGCTCTCCACTGACCAGCTACGCGCAATGGCTCTTGCCAAGCGTATAGCAAATCAGAATGCTGCCTCTGCTGGAGGTGAGGTTCCGTACCAGCTTACTTCTGATGAAGATGCTTTGGCAGATGGGGCTACTAAAGACACTAAGCTTAGTATTGCCATGCAGGCTGCTATGGGTAATATGCAGGCGTTTCAAGCTTTGATGAAAGGTGATACTGCTCCATTTATGCAGGCTGTAGCTGGTGCCTCTAATCAAATGGATCTACTGTTTACCTACAAGAGCTTGTCTCCTACGCAGATGACTCGTCTACAGCAGGCTCGTGCTGCTATTGCAGCTAATCCTAAAGCAGTGGAAGAGATAACCAAAGATGCTTTGAAGTTTGGAATTTCTAAGGAGTTGTTGTTTTCCACAGTAGGTGACTAATAATGGAAGATAATCCGTTTGCCAAATATTTGCAGGTGGATAATACCCCCTCTATTGAGAATGCGGAAGAACAGAATCCGTTTGCTAAGTATACATCATCCAAGGAGCCGGAGGTAGATACTGTAGATATGCCTGATGTTGATGGTATAGTGGATTCGTTCGTCCTTAATACTAAAGCAGCTCAGTGGGGTTTTCAGGAAGGAGCCAAAAATCTGTATTTGTTTATGGCCAATATCCCAGGTGGGGTTGAGAGGCTGTCTAATTGGTTGTCAGAAAAGACTGGGTATATTCCGGAGGATATCAGGGAAGGAGAGTCTATCCAAGACGCTATTAAGAGGGAATCTCGTAGTATTGGTCTTGGGCCACTGGCAGACTGGATGAGGGCTAGAGCTGAGATTGTTATGCCGTCTGAGTGGGAAAAGGAAAATGCCCCGCAAGGACTTGGGCCTAAAATTATTGCTGGACTGGCATCTGCTCCAGCTGAGATAGTCAAGTATATCCCGGCTGTTAAGGGACTTGGGGCCATTGGTGGATTTGCAGCTGTGGATATGATTGCTGTTGCTGACCAGCCTACAGAGGTTATTCTTGAGCATGGTATTAAGGGTGCTCTTACTGGTAAGATGTTTAAGGCCCTAGAGCCCCTTACAGGCGTTTCTCGTATAGGGGCTGCTGCTGCATTGGGCGGTGGTCTAACAGCGGCTGAGGGTGGTTCTACGGAGGATATAGTGGCAAGTGCGGCCACTCTTGGAACTCTTATGGTTCCGGGAGCTTGGAAGGCCCCAGCTCATTACCAGCCTAAGGAAAAGTTTGCTGAAATCTCCCCTATGAAGGAGCCCGCGGAATCATATACTCCAGTATCGGATGCTGTTGGAAAGGAGCTGTTCCTAAAACTGACAACCCTTAATTCGAACCTATCTGAGATTAAGACTAAACTACGGTCAGAGAAGTCTCCTGAGATTAGGGATACTCTCAAGGTTATGCGTTCAGATGTACGCCAGCGCCTAAATGATACTGTAAACCAGTATAGGGAATTCAAGGCCACTAAGGCTATGGAATCCCAGATACAGGCTACTCTAACCCATGCCCAGAGGATCGCGGACACTAACGGAACCGACCCTAGGTATGAGTTGTACAAGATTTTTCCTAAACTGGCTCCAGAATACAAGCTTCCTAATCAAATTGAAATAGCAGCTAATATGCGAAGGGATTCTAAGAATCCCAGTGCAATCATAATGGACCATCAGAGCCTCAAGGATAGGATTATCAAAAAGATTCAGACTGGTGTTGATGACACTGGGGAACCTATTTTCAAGGAGTTGCGCACTGAGAAGGATATAAGTGGGTTTACCGAGATGGTTGTTGGATCTGTAAAACCCGGTAAGTTCATGATGGACAATACTCTAATTAGATGGGGAGTAGATACTCTATACCAACATCGTACTCGTATAGAGAATATGGTTCAGGAATTTTTGTTTGCCCCCCGTATGACCAGCACTGTCGGTGTAACCACTATGCGGGGTGCTAAGATGGTTCCTACTGAGGTAGGTGGTCTTACTACATGGAATGGTCTGTTCAGGAAGAGTCAGCGTAAGGTTTTGGATGCTCTCATTAAGGATGAGGTTGCTGGGAAACGTGGTGTTGTTACTGCCGACGCTGAGTTGGCTCGTAGACACAAACTATCAGCTGAGGAGATTAAGGCGTATCGTTCTATACGCACAATGAATGATCGTATTCTTGATCTAGTCAATGAGACTATAGCTGCTGTACGTCCTGATCTAAAGCCTGTTAACAAACTCCCTAATTGGCTTCCGCACCAGTTCCTAGGCGATTTCCGTGTATACGTCAAGGATAGTGACGGTAAGCTTGTGATGGCTGTTCCTGCTGACACTAAGATTGGTGCTAAATTAATTGCCAATAAGATCAAGAAGCAACATCCTAATCTAGAAGTTCAGGAACCTAGGGATGTTGGGTTCTATGACAAGTCTGATCCATCTGTAACCTTGTTCGCTGAGGCAATGTTGTACCTTGGTAACAAGCATCCTCTGGCCGAGGCTGTAGCAAATACCTATAAGGCTGTACTTGCTGAAAAGGGATTTATGAAGCATGGTACTGAGCGCCAGTGGGTGGAAGGTTGGACTGGTAGTGAGGCTGGTATAACTGGTGTAAAGAATTTCGAAAAGTCAATTGAGCTGTTCGTCAAAGGCGGAGTAAACTGGGTTATGCGACAGCAGACAGACGCAGTTATGAATCCTGTGTTTGCTGATGGTACTATAGCCGGACGCTATCCAAACACAATGAAGTATCTGCAAAGATACAAGAACAATGCGTTTGGTCAGAATAGTGCTGTTACTAATGCAATATCTAAAGGGTTTAAGGAGTATGTAGGTGCTCACGGGGTTAGTCGAGCTTTTGGCATGATTAATCACGCTACTCTTGTATGGAAACTCTTTCGGTTTACATTCTTCATGAGTCAGGCGTGGCAGCCTATTGTATCAGTTCCCCCTAAACTTATGGCATTATCACATGAGGGTTACAAGGGATCTGTGACTAAGGCTATGGGAAGAGCGTTTCTTGACTTCTTCATTCCTCGTAAAGAATCTATGGATGCTACACGCTATGCTGTTCGTTCAGGAACCATAGCTCCTAAGTATGTTGCTGAGGGACTTGAGGGAGATGTATTGAGGGGTGCTACAAAGACTAGGATAACAGGAAGGGAGGCTGGTGAGCTAACTAAAGAGTGGCTTACACTTGAAAAGCCCGCTGCTCTGTTTGAGGAGGGGTCTAGGCACTTTGCCAACCTTACGTTCTACAATTATCTGAGATCAGCAGGAGCTTCGCATGCTGAGTCCGTTAAGACAGCCGCATATCTAACGGATAGGACAATGGTGGAGTATAACAATCAGGAACGCCCAATGATTTTTACAGAGGGTGGACTTGGTGTTCTAGGCAAGCCGTATGGATTGTTCCAAACCTTTAAGTTTAATGCTCTGGCACAGTATATTGAATATGCTAAGCTAGCTAAGGGTACTGGGGACTTTAAACCGCTTACTACTCTGATATTCGGCACACTAATGACTGCCGGTTTAACTGGTGTTATAGGTGCTGGGGAATATAATGCTCTAGTTAGTGCTGCCAACAGTAACCTAGGAACTAATTGGCCAACTCTTGAAGAACTGGCCATTACTACTGGAATGCCGGATATCATACATTTTGGTGCTCCGTCTGTTGGTATCAACGTAGATATGTCTTCTACAATGAATGCCCCGGGCATAGTATCAGAGCCATTCTTCAGGGCTCCCGGCCTTGAGTTTGCGTATGATATTGGAAGTTCTGCCATTAAGCTGCTGGTGAGGGAAGCCAACGGAACTGCGACTCCGTCTGATCACCAGGAATTTTGGATTAATGCATCCCCCTCTTCCTTGAAGGGAGCTGTAGAAGCGTATTACACTAACAAGAAGTTTGGTAAAATCATTGATGTTCCTGTTCCAGATCCCACTCACCGAGATAGGGGTACAGTTACTAGGTCGTTACATGATTGGTATGCTAGATTACTTGGTGGTAGATCTCTTGAGGAATCCCGTCAACTCAGGGCTTTCTATGAGATTACACGCATTCAGCGAGAGGCTGCGGCAACTGACGAGACTCTAATTAACTTAATAGCCTACTCAGTTACCAATGATTTACCTACACCTGAATTTGCTTGGAATATTCTAGCCGAACATGGCATGCATCCATCTACTATACAGAATCGTGTGAAATCACAGATTATGCTGTGGAATACTACTCTGTTGGATCGTACTATGATGAAGAGAAATATGTCTCAGCAGATTCTTCAACAGCCCATCATACAAGCACTTGATGAACAGGAATAACAAATGTTTGATAAATTTAGAATTGTTATTGACTGGTCTGCTGTTGGGGTAGCTCTCTCGGCCATGGCAGGATGGTTACCAGCAATAGCATCTTTATTCTCCATAATTTGGTTTGGGTTTCTTATTTACGACAGAATAAGATACGGGCCCAAACGATAGGCAATAAAAAGCCCCCTTGGATCACTCCTTGGGGGCTTTCTTTTTTAGTTCATCCGATCAAGAATGAAATCACCTGGATTACGCTTTGCTGTTTCCCTCTCTATTTCCTTCTGCTTATTCTTCTCTACGTGGCGGCTAGCCATCCAGCCTGGGAATGCTCCATCAATGATACCATGTGTTACTGGGTCTATCTGTATACCTTTGTAATGGAAATACAGGCCAATACCAGTTATAATTGCTGATCCAACAGGTCGTAACATGGGAAGAATTACATCCCTAAATGCATACAGAAACTTAACAAATGCATCCATCTTTGGTGTAGTGACAGTGGATAGTACAGTCTTCTGCCAGTCTAGAGTTACCTCTAATACTTCCTTATTTAGCTGATTCTTCTTATCCTTATCCTCTACTCCCTCACCTATTACATCCAATAGCTTGGACCCAAGATTAAGTCCGGCTGTGATAGGGTCATTCATACTACATACCTCTCGTACTTATTGATGAACTTCGCAGTGGTTCCTTTTCCATACTTAGTATTATAGTAATCCTTCCAATATGAGGCCAACTCAATCAAATCACCAGCATTTGGAAGGGGCTTAGGAACACGTAAATAGTGTATTCGTGCGAAAGCAGCTGCGTAATACAAGTTGCCAGTCAGATGTCTACTATCCAGACTATTAACCCCAGTAGCCTCTTTAATTTTCTCAACTAGGTCTGGCTTGTAGTGCAGATAGTGTTTAACAATGTCATCATGAGTTGCGGGCTCCATCTGGAATACACCCCTTGCTGGCCCCCCTATCTGAGTGATATATTCCCCAAGATTACTTTCAACAGCTGCTGTTCCCATCAAGAGATTAACAGCACTATCAGAGTATAGATCAAGAACTTTAAGTACAGGTACTACTACAGAATCACGCAGTTGGTTTTTGTCAATTGACATTTCTTCTTCAACCTCTGTTGATACACAAACTCCGGCCTTAGTGGGATGGTATGAATAATCATACCACGCTTGCGGAGCTTGTAGCGGGGCCAATAGCGTTACCAGCCCCACTATTAGTGCTTTAAACCCCGCAAGATCCACCTTTACCAGTGATTTCACAGATATCATTCTCAACAAACTCCACCCCCTTGTGCTTAATGGCTTCTTCATATTGGATAGAAGTTATTGGCTGACCTCCTCGACTTCCATCTGGGTAACAAGTAAAACCTCGGAGTCTCGGAGCATATGCTCTAAGTGTTTCAGCAAATGCGCTGACAAGTCCTTCGTTATTTCCCCGTGACCCCCATTGTGGTAGGTTGATCGTGGATGATATTGACATGTCAACATAATCTTGTATGTCTGCTTGGAATGCGATACGTCTTTCATAATCATTAGCCAAGTCTGTAGCTGTTTCAATCTTATCTGGATCTAGGCCATATTCCTTAATAAGCAAATCAGCCGTGCTATCTACCATATACTGGTAATGCCACCTACCAGCATCTTTTAGATAACGTCGCTTGTAAGCCACAGCATAAATAGGTTCTATTCCTGTTGTTGTTCCTGCGAGATTACCAATGGTTCCTGTGGGAGCAATTGCTCGGTAAGCGATTGGTCGACTAATGTAGAGTCGGTCACAATGCTCGTTGGCTGCTTTTTCTGACTCTTCTTGGTACACCCGCAACCAGACGTGCAACTCTGGCACGACTTCGTACCTATAATCTCTTTTGAGTAGCCACTCGTGGATGCCCATAAGTCCCAACCCGAGCCGTCGATTCTTTTCTCGAACCGCACGAACCTTGTCGTATGGAACTTCTGATCGGATTGTACCGCAAACAAGGAA